TTGCTCTTCAACTATAGCTTGATATTGTTTTTGAGTTAATTTCATCATTATAGACTCTTTTTTGTACTTGTCACCANTACGACTATTTGGCTATCTACTAAAATCAGTAGAATCAAGGTTGTTATTTTTTGATATTTTTCCATGCCTTAGTATACAAATAAAATAGTTAATAAAAAATATAGGATATTAAAAAGATTAAATTGCAACAAAAATTGCAAGAGATTGCAAAAAATTTTCAGGTGGGTGTGTGGGCTAAGTGTATAGCGAATATCTAGGAATAATGCAAGGAGTATTTAAAGGTTATGTAAGGAATGTGACATACATCACACTTACAAATCTAGTTCTTGTTTCTTGTTGCTGGGTGTGTTAAATTTCCAGCTTTTCGCTAGGCTAGTCTACTNTTCNACCAGTCATTCCAACTTTNGAACNTAAAGTCGAATTTTCAACCAAACAGTCGAAATCTCAACCGAAATAGGGTGGGGGGTATTTCGCGAATATAAGACTACACACATTGTAGCCCTATTTTTTTAGAATAGTATGTGTATTTACTAAGTCCTAATGGCTGCTATACTACTTACTGGGCCAAACATTTCGCATGATTTGTGTATATCTTTGAAATGGTAGTGTGGTTGCCTAATATGGTGTTCTGCTTTTTCGCTAAAGTATACTGCTTGTTCAGATATATAGAATGTTCCTTTCTCTACATAATGCCATACTTTTGAATTTATCAGTAATACGCTTGTTACTTCGCCTACAGGCAATAATATACTGGGTCTCACTCAGTTTTCTCCTTTTTCTCTCTTATTTCTACAACTTGTACTACACGGTCTGTAAACAGATTTATGTGATTTGCAGATACTTCTGCGTCTTTTCGTTCTTGAAACCTCTTTATTGGATAATCTACATGGATTCTGTTAGTAAATGCTCTTCCCCGAATCATATACCAAACTTCTTCCCTGTTCGTTTGAATTATTCCGTACAAGTTTCAACCTTTTTCATGTAATGAATTTACATGCTATCCCTTAAGTCTGCAAGTCTTTTGTATATTATTTGTCAACTATTTTTTCTTTCTTTTGGATAATACGTTAGTATTATCTTTTTCTTTCTTTTCTTTTGTTTATTACCCTTGGGCTAAAAGGCCCTATAACTTACAACCAAAACAAGAGAAATACAAGTGTTTTATAAAAATATAATAAAATACTTGCATAAGTACTATATATAGTGGTATATTAGAGCCATGAATTATAGGAGATTATTATGAACTGTACATATATGTGGAGAGAGTATCCATTTATAAGGGGAGATAGGAGTTATCGTTTCCAGACCAATGATTCTTCTATAAATAAGAAAATGAGACAGAGACAAGACTTCAAGCTTGCGATGTGGGGTTTAAATAAAAACATATGGGTTTATATAACTGAAAAAAACACAGCAAATAACGCAAGAAGAACGTTAAGCAATATAACACAGGGCTCAGTTAAAAAAACCTCGGAAAGAGGGGTATATGTAGTGAAAACTATACCATATATCGCTAGTAAATAAAGAAAGCAAATAACAAAAAAGGGAGAGACATGAAATTTGACATTGGTGGACATAATTATAGTGTTAACTTAGTAGATAGTAAGACCACATCAGATGGTAAAATGCTTCTAGGTCATCATGATACTAGGACTTGTACTATTAATTTAGATGGTGGAATGTCTAAGAGTAGAACTCAAGAGACTTTCTTACATGAGATAGTACATGTTATACTTACTAACGCTGGTATGCAAGAACATGACGAGATGATGATAGATGCTACAGCTAATGGATTATTACAACTAGGAGTAGGAGACTTTCTATGGAAAAAGTTAAAAAAATAGTGACTATTCTGTACTATTACATTGAATCTAAGGTTATATTGGGTATAATGTACTTATTGGTATCAAAAAAGGAAATAAATTGAAAAGAGCAATAGTAACACCAGACAAACACTTCCCATTTGAAGATAAGCCTGCTATTAAGGTTTTGTGTAAAGCTATTGAGCTTGTAAAGCCAGACATATACATAGACCTTGGAGATACTGGGGAATGGGAATCTGTTTCGCATTGGCAATGGAAAAAGAAAAAGAGACCTCCTCTTGAGTATCAACTTCCTTTTGTGCATAAAGAGATAAAGGCTGTGAATAAAGGGCTAGATACTATTGATAAGTCTTTAGATAAAGCTAAGACAAAAGAAAGGCATTTCATAGAAGGTAACCATGATGATTGGCTAAACCGCTTTGTAGAAGAAAATCCATATCTTAGTGATACAATGACAGTACCAAAAGCACTAAAGTTGAAAGAACGTGGTTATAAGTATCATAAGATAGGTAAGTACCTAAAGATTGGTAAGATTAACTTCTATCATGGTCATCACTTTTCTGGATTGACACATACTAGGAATCACCTGCTTAGGTTAGGTGGTAATGTTATGTATGGTCATCATCATGATATACAGCAATCTTCTGTTACTCACATAGATGGAGTAAAGAGTGCTTGGAGTATTGGCTGTTTAAAGGATATGTCTGATGAGGCTAATGAGTGGTTGGGAAATAGAAAGCACAACTGGCAACATGCTTTTGCTATTGTAGACTTTCATAGTAATGGAAATTTTAATGTAACGGTACATCAGATAGTAGATGGAGTAAGCACAGTAGATGGTAAGGTTCTACGAGCATAGTGGAAACAAGAAAGATAAAAAAGGTAGAGTATCCTTTATTTACAGACGAGCAAGAGTTTAGACGCTATATGCCTAATAAACATCTTACTAGGGATTGGCGTGATAGTGAAGAAGGCGATTGGGTTTTAACAGATGACAAGCAAGTTTGCATGGTTATTAAAAAAGCTGCATTGTCTACTGGTCGTAAAAAACAAATTAAGCAGGACTATATAAGAACTGTAATAGGTTCCTTCCTATGTAAACCCTCTGTTAAGATAGAAGGTGAGATGAGAAAGAATATATACTCGTTTGGTAGTGCTGACAAAACGCCTAGAGAAAGGCAACAAAGTAGAAAGAAGGCAACTACTAAAGAATTTCTATTTGCTAAGTATGTAGCAAAGGGAGATGACATAGTAGATTCCTTTATTAAGGCTTTTCCAACAAATAACAAAGAGTATGCTAAGAAAGAAGCTGGCATGCTTTTAAAAACAGATAGGGTAAAAAGTTTGGTAAGAGAAGAAATAGATAAGCTTATGAATGAAGCAGAGATTACACCTTTGTACATTCTAGAGAAAATGAAAGATATCATTGAGTCGGATGGTTCTAGGGACAGCGATAAAGTTTCTTTACTTAAAGAACTTGTAACTATCGCAGGGATGAAAGATATGGACAAGAAGTCTGAGTCTGTAACTGTATTCCAAGGTTTCTCACCAGAACAACTTAATGCTATAGGTGGCAATAATGTTAAACAGCTTGCAAAAGCTGAAAGAGAAATAGAAAAATGAATCTTTATGAAATAATAATAGAAGTACTTAGGGCAGCTAGAGACAAAGAAGTTTCCCTAGATAATGATTGGGAACGAGAAGACATAGCTACAGAAATATATGACATGTTCTACAGTAGTGAAATGATTAGTAACTACATAAGTTATGGACATATAGAAGACTTTGGTGACTACTGGGAAGATAAACCTTTAAATGATTAATAAACTAGCTGTATATGGAACATTAAGAAATGGTAAAAGAGAAACATGTAAAGTGGATGGTTATAGCCTTGTTTACCCCGGGCATTATAATTACCCTGCTGCTATTATTAATAATAGTTCTAAGGGAATGGTTGTTGAGGTAATAGACGTAGAGCAAGAAGATATAGATAGTTATGATGTATATGAAGGTATAGATACTGGTCTATATGATAGAAGGGTAGTAACTGCTTATGATGGCAAAAAAGAAACTAAGGCTTGGATGTATACAGCTGGGCCATTACTACTACAGCATAAAAGTGTATTTGAACTAGTGCCACAACAGGATTGGTTATCGAAGAAATCAAAGAAAAAAATAATTTCAACATAAACAGAAACAATGTTTCTGAAAAAGAAAAAGTTCTTGAATTAGCTAGGAAAGACATTATAGCTTTTGGTCAGTTGTTTATGCCAGAGGACTTTATGAAGTCTACCCCAGCTCCATACCATTATGAATTAAGTGATTTACTATTAGATGATACGAAGAAACGCAATTGCATTATATTACCTCGTGGTCATAGCAAGTCTACTCTTGCTAAGGCAGCTCTTATGTATAATTTATACTTCAATCCGGAAGGTAAAAGAGAGTTTATAGCTTGGGTAGCTGAAGAGCAATCGCAGGCAATAGACCATATTAAGTATATACAAAATCACATAGAGATGAATCCTGCTCTTAACTACTACTTTGGAGATTTGAGAGGTAGTAAGTGGACAGAGAAAGAGTTTACCACATCAAAAGGTGATAGGATAATTGCAAAAGGAACTTCTCAAAGACTTCGTGGTAGGTCTCAGCTTGGCTTAAGGTATACAAAAATTATACTTGATGACTTTGAGTCTGAGTTAAATACAAAAACTCCAGACAGAAGAAGAGAAATTAAAGAATGGGTTATGTCTACAGTAGAACCAGCTCTAGAAAACTCAGCAGGTAACGAAGGTTCTGTATGGCTTATAGGAACTATAGTCCACTTTGACTCTTTTTTACAGGGTATATATGATGGATATACAGAAGCAACTAGGGATAAGAGAAGATATGCTTGGCATGTAATGTATAAAAAAGCTATGACTATAGAAGGAGAGGTTCTATGGCCTAGCTACTTTACAAAGGCAAAGTTATTAGATATAAGAAGAAGATTTGAAGATGTTGGACTAATACATAAGTTTGCACAAGAGTACCTAAACGAAGCTAGGGACTTGGCAAATGCTAAATTTAAAACAGATAAGCTAAATTATTATAATCATGAGTTTCATAGTAAGGACAATTATGCATATATAGTAGATAAGGATGACGCTATACCTATCCATGTATATCTAGGTGTTGACTTAGCGTATGAAGCAAACAATCACAATGATTATCAAATTATTATGGTAATAGGTATTGATAGCGATAGGAACTTTTATGTTTTAGATTACTTTAGAGAACACATACCTCTATACGACATGCCATTAGAGATATTTAATTATGCAAAAGAATTTTCTCCTGTTAGGCGTGTTAATGTAGAATTGGTTGGGGCACAGGGAATTATTAAAGATGCCGTTAATCAAATGTCTGGCAAAGATAGAAAGGTTGCTCCGGGCATTGCTTTGGGAGTTAGACCTCCTGCTGGTATAAAAAAAGAAGATAGACTTGAGTCTTTGATAGCCCCTATAGTAAATAGAGGTAAATTATTTATAAAACGTAAGCATGTAGAATTGGTAGATGAGATGTTTCAGTTTCCAAAAGGGAAACATGACGATATACTAGATGGACTTTGGTATGCCATTAATAATGCTAGACCACCAAAAAGTAAAAAGTTTGAAGCATCTGAATTTATGAATGAAAATTCTAAAAGAATGAAGAAGACCAAGACGACTAAAGTAATATCTTGGATTACTGGATTAAAAAGATAAAATAGTACTTGTAGAATTAAAAATCTTTTTGTATATTATATGCAGGTTATAAAATAAAGAGGTGTAACTATTTCTAGTATAAGAGAGCTGGAGCAAAACGAAGGTCAACACTCCGAAGTAAATAAACAACTTTGGAGAATGTGGAGAGACGCTAGGTCTGATTGGGATACAGAAGCTAGAGAGTCTATAGACTTCTTTCTTGGTAATCATTATTCACAAGAAGAGTCTGATGCATTAAGAGCGGTTGGTCAAGGCGACTTTGTTATCGACAGAGTATATGCCTCTATAGAAAAATTAAAATCACTACTAACTTCTAGAGCACCTAAGTATAGTGCAGTTGGTAGAGAAGACTCAGACAGTAGAATGGCTAATGTTTGGAGAACATTGCTTGAATATGTTTGGGATATATCAGATGGTGATACACAATTTAAACAAGCCGTGCATGATTATGCAACTGCTGGAATGGGTTACTTTTATGCTTATATAGACCCAGAAGCAGATTTTGGGCGTGGAGAAGTAAAATATACATATATAGACCCATTTAGAGTTTATGTAGACCCTGCTTCTAGAAATCGTTATATGGATGACGCATCTGGTGTTATCTTGTCTACCATCTTAACAGAAGACCAGTTGGTTAACTTATACCCTCAAGTCGAGCCATACCTAGAGGATATAGAGTCTTATTATGAAGAAGAGGATTATCCTACTTCTAATAAACGTAATAGCTCAGTATCTTTTACACCAGACACAACTTACAATCTAGAGTTTCATAGGATTAATAAGTATAGAATACTTGAAAGGTTCTCTAAAGTTAAAGTTCCTTTCTTTAGGGTATTTAATAAACAGGATGGCTCTGAGGTAATACTAGACGAAGAAAAATATACAGCCTTTGTGCAACAAGAACAGGTAGTTCTTCTCATGGAAGCTGGCTTAATTGAAATTATAGAAGTTAAGCAAACAAGAATTAAAATAACAGCTACGGCTGGTGAAATATTATTATATGAGACTATCTTAAATACAGATATTTATCCAATAGTTCCAGTACCTAATATATGGACAGGAACTCCTTATCCTAAATCTGATATATCAAAAATAAAAGATTCTCAAAGACTACTAAACAAACTTTTCTCTCTCACTCTCTCCCACGCACAAGCCTCTGCCGGACTAAAATTATTAGTCCCAGAGGGGAGTGTAGATGATTTGGGGCAGCTGGAACAAGATTGGGCAAACCCCAATGCAGTAATAGCATATAATCCAGAATTTGGAGCACCTCATTTCCCTGCCCCTCAATCATTGTCTAATGAGTTTTATAACTTAATTAGTAGAGTAGAGCATTATATAGATTTAAGTCTAGGTATTCCAGAACTTATGCAAGGCTTTAAAGAAGGAGCACCCGAAACAGTTCGTGGTACTGCTATGCTTGCAGAAATGGGGGAGACTCGTGGTAAATCTAAATTAAGAGATATTGAAGGAAGTTTAAACAGGCTTGGTAAGAGTATATATAACCTAGCTAAGAGTCACTATACTTACGAAAAAACTTTTAGAATTGTACAGCCAAATAATGATATTACTGAATTTACAGTAAATATGTACGATAATAAACAACAAGAAATTAATGCCATAGTAAATGATATCACCATGGGGCATTATGATGTGAGGATTATATCCGGTTCTACATTACCGTCAAATAGGGTTGCAGAGTATCAAATGTACCTAGAGGCGTTTAAAATGAATCTGGTAGATGATGTCGAGGTTTTAAAGAAAACTGAAATCTTTGACAAAGAAGGAGTACTGAAAAGAAAGGGTCAAATGGCTCAACTACAATCAATGAATCAACAATTGCAAGAACAGGTTAAGAAACTTAGTGGAGATTTACAAACATCAGAACGTGAATCAGTCAACTCTAGAAAAAGAGTAGAAACTGAGAAGTTCAAAACCCAACTTCATGAAATTACGAACGATACAAAATTTAAAAATAAAGTACAAGTAGATAATTTAAAAAGAATTGTAGACAATGAACAAGACCTTTCAGTACAAAATTAAAACAGATTATAGTGGGGACTATACCCCGGTTCTGCTTTTAAGACATCTGTAATAGGTGATGCTAATAACAAAAGAAATCGAGGATTAAATGGAAAACGCTATACACGAGGATACTACTGAAATAGCTGGTGTCAAAGGTGAAGTTTTAGAACAAGTTGTTCAACCGGAAGTAGTGGGTGAAGCTCCTGTAGATATGCAGGCTCAAGAAGAACCTAACGTAGATGATTCAAAAAAGTTTCAGTCTATGTACGATAAAAAAGCTGCTGAATATGATAGGTTAAATAACGAAGTTCAAGAATTACGCAAATATGGTCAACTAGGTGAGGTTCTAAATAATAGACCAGACGTAGTTGAAGCTATGAAAAACACTCTAAGCGGTAGTAGTAATAAGCCAAAACAAGAGGAGCAATTGACGGAAGACTCATTTGACCCTTGGGAAGCTTACTACAAACCCGGCTCACCTTCTTATGAGATGAGGGTAGGCCAAGAAAAAGCTCTAGTAAATGATGCCGTTAAACAACAGTTTTCTGGCATGCAAGAGCAAATGGCACTTAATAACTTAAAGCAAGAACTAAACACAAAGTATGGTTTTAATGACCCTAAAATGGCTAATGACTTTATACAATTTGCAACACAACCAAAGGAAGATATACCATTGGATATGTTGGTAGACGTATATAGAAAACATAGAGGTGGAGAACAAAAAGTTTCTCCTAATCTAGAGGCTGTTCAAAAGGCTCAAGGTACTGCTCCTACGGCTGGTGTCGTACAGGGTGGTAGTCCACAAAAACCAAGCGAAATTGCAGATGTCTGGGCTGGAGTTATGGGTGCTACAAATCGTAACAAAATATAAAACTCAAGGAGTCTTAAATGGCAACTAACAACCAAGGGATTGTTAATGTTGGAACTCCGGGAAGTGCAGCTTCTGGCTATCACACTCGGAGACTTTTCAACTTTTCAGACCGTGTGGCTGAGCTAGCTCCAGAGGAATCACCATTCTTCGTGTATCTCTCTAAGGTAGCAAAAGTCCCAACGGATGACCCTCAATTTCGATTTTTAGAAGATAGAACTAAAATTTCTATGACAGATAGAAGTTTCTTATTAGCTGGCAATCATTCAATTCCAGCTGCTGGTTCTACCTTAACATATTCAGTTGACACTTCTGGCGGAGCGTCAGTAGACTGGTTATTAAAAGGTATGGTATTTGCAGTTGGATATGCAGAAAACGGCTCACCAGAAACAATTATTGTTCGTGTTGAGACATCTCCAGTAGATGCTGGTTCTACAAGTACTTTTACTGGTAAAACAATTTCTGCTGTTGATGGTGCAGAAACTGGAGCTGACGATACTAAGTGTCAAGTAATTGGTACTTCATTTGCAGAGGGTTCTGGAGCACCAGATGTATTCTCAGAAGAACTAGAAACTGATGTTGGTTTAACTCAGATTTTTAAAACAGCATGTGAAATGTCTAATACAGCAAGAGCTA